AAATTTGAAAGCAAGGTAGCATAATGGTAGATCAAGTTTTAATGCAAAGACAAGCACCGTTCATAGAAGATAGAGCGGAGCAGTTATTAGCAACCACTTTTGGTATTCCCATAGCGCCCGGAGAAATGGTTCCAGCTAAATTGCCAAACGAAACTGATGAGGAATATTTATTAAGAATTAGAGGACTAGCAGGTGTGCCTCAGACTGTCCCCGCTCAACAGATTGCACCTTTAACTCAAGCACAAGAAACGGCAGTCGCAAAAGCGCAAGAGGGTTTAGGTGCTTATCAACCATTTTTAGATGCCGCATCGACAACAGTTGGTGCAGGACTAGGTGCCATCGGTGCAGGAGTTCAAACACTAGATCCATCTCAGATATCTACATTTATGAATCCCTTTTCTCAACAAGTTACACAACAAGCGTTGGCTGAACTTGATAGACAGGCAGCCATTCAAGGACAACGAACCGCTGCCGAAGCCGTAGCAGCAGGAGCTTTTGGTGGTTCGAGATTCGGTGTTCGTGAAGCAGAAGAAGCTAGAAACTTAGCACAGGTAAAATCGCAAAGAATTTTTGAAGATCTATCACGAAACTTTTTACAAGCACAACAGGCACAACAAAGAACTGCACAACAATTAGGACAACTTGGAGTGCAAACATTACAAGCAGGTCAAGCACAAGTTGGATTG